CAACCATGCTTGCCTGATTTCCTGAAGGAGCCTGCATGAAACAAAACCCCTCGAAAAAGGCTGCTCGAATCGCGGAAACGGCGAAGAAAGCTGGTGGGATGTTCGTGTTCGCTACTCGTGATCCCGCGCTGATGGATGCGCCAGACGTGAGTGCCGTTCTGTCCAAGTTCAAGTTCACTGAACACGCTTGCTCAGACTGCGGTCACACGTTCAACGCCGTCGCTGCGAAAGGTTTGCAATATCATTGCAATTCCTGTGGCAGCGCCGAAACCAAAGCCGGAAGCACAGTCGCGAAACTCGACGTCCCGTCAGACGATAATCTGACGCTGGTCACCTGCGGTTCTTGTGGCACTCACAACATCCTCCCGGGTGCTGTGGTGGCTTCTGTCTCTCAACTGAATTGCTCAGCATGTGGACATGAGATGAACTACAAAACCCCTGAAAAGGCTGCTGGTCCTGAAAAGGCCGACGCCGATGAAATGCCCATGAACGACATGGAACCGATCACTGATCTGGATGACATGGACCTCGTGGAAATCGATGATGATGACGACGATGTCGCAGAAGATGATTCTGGCGACGAACTCTTTGAAGACGATGAACTCGCCTCCACAGCAGAACAAGCTGCTCCTCCGTCTGATGGCCAGCCACCCGCTGCGCTAGAAGACACCGGCATGAAGGGTGATCCAACTCCCGACAGCGATGCCAAGGATGACAGTCGTCTCAACACTGTCGAAAACAAGACACAAGATGGTGGCCTCGATATAGAAGTCAACATGATGGATGTCGTGACAGAACGTCCGACTCCAAATGTCAGCCCAGATGTTTGCCCAACTGCACCCGCTATCGCGTTTGTGTATCTGGGCAATACGATGAATGTTGCCGTTGGCAATACCATCGTGGCGTCACTGACTCCAGAACTCGCCGGCGACAACGCTGAGTTGATGTTCCAGAAGAACTTCCAATTGGCCGTAAAGCACTCCATCGAGACGCTCGGTCTGAAAGAAGCTCTTGCAACCTACCACTTCGAATTCGCGAAGGTGAAGGTCAAGGCTGGTCCTGAAATCGAGAAGGCTGTCCAAGCTGGCATCGAAAAGGAACAGTCGAAAGTGACAGCGGGTCTCGACACGATGGCAAAAGACTTCAGTCAAGCCACCGATATCGCGGCCGCCGGTTTTGCCCAGAACTTCTGGAAGAACCGTACAGATCCTGTGAAGGCTGCTCTCGTAACCGAGCTCGTCTCTGCTGGCTTCAAAGCCGGTTCTGCCGAAAAACTCGTGGACCGAGTGTTCGCTGCTCATGGGGTTGCTCAGTTGCGTGAAGTGGTTGCACTCGCACGTGAACTGGCAGCGAAGCCTGTTGAGGCACGCAATGGTCTCGCAGAAGCGATCAATCTGACAAAGTATCTGCCTTTCACACAAGTGCAAGCAGATGCGAAAGACGGTGATCCGGACGCGGGTGAAGAAGACGAAGATGATGACGACAAGGAAGAAGCATTGGTAGCAACCGTTGCAACGCCTGTGTCCAGCGTCCAGTCTGACAACAAATCGGTTACCGCAGGCTACAAGACGCAGGAACTCTCGCGTCTCCTGGGCGGCGGGTCCTTCTCTTCGTAACAAGGAGCTTTCATGCTTTACTTCCCCAACGGCCGTCCAGCCCTCTCCACCGAGCTGCCGATCGCTGCAAGCGCATCGATCGCCGCTGAAGGCCAAGCCCTCGTGGGTGCCACAGTCAACGGCGTCTTCGGTGTAGCCCCATCCGCCGGTTCGTCTGGCGAGAACTTCCTCGGTTTGGCAGTCAGCCAGCAAATTGCTCTGACTAGCTTCCCGAAGGTTCAGGAATTCGTCGATCCGAACACAGATACGTTCGTTCTTGCTCGCACTCCAGCAAGCAGCTCGTTCGCTCTGTACGACGTCACTGCCAACGCTCTCCTCACAGGCGGCGGCACGGACTACACACTGACGACTGCAACGCTCGCTTTGAACGTTGCTCTGCGTGGTCACACGCTGCGAGCCATCTACAAGTTCGTTCCAACTGCCGTGGAAGCACGCGCAATCATGGGCGACGTGTATCCTGGCGGTGCGGCTGGCACGTCAATCGGTGCTGTGGGTGTGTTCCAGAAGGGTGTCGTGTACACCACGGAATACGATTCCACAAAGGACTGGACACAGTCCGTGGCTATCAAGACCGGCGCGAACGGTTTGCTGACACAAGGTGGTTCCGGTGCAACCGTGGACTGCGTAATCGTGTCTGCTCCGAACACGACGAATCCGTATCTGGGTATCCTGCTCAAGTAAGCAGTGGCCTGATCGACAACACAACTCACAGGAGTAATCAATGACCAAGGCCAAGACCCCCGTTCTTGCAACCGACTTCCGCGCAGCCGGCTCGATTGAGCGTCTCGTCGGTTCAAACGGCGAACTCAACGCCTCCAGCAAGAAGGATCTCTTCTCCCAACAACTGAAGCTGCTCGCAGCAACAGCCAATGGTGAGGTGACGACCGCTGCTCGCATGGAGCGTGCACAACGCAATCGCGAAATCGTGCGTGCGATGTTCAACTCGAAAGAGGTGCATCGTGAGCTAGGTGAAGTGATGGCGAAGGACCTGTATCAGGCTGCCAACCGTCGCGGCTTCTCGCGCAAATACCTCGCTCGTCAGGATTTGGTACCAGGCCAATTCCCAACAGTGAAGATGCGCCTGAAGGACGTCGTTGCGACATTCGCAACTTCTCCGACGCTGACACAGCACCAGATCATCCGCGACAAGCTATTCATGCCGCCAGAAGTGATCATCGACGCGAAGCCATTCGTGGAACAGCGCGAGATCAACACTTCGGTGTCCGACGTACTCGATGAGAAGTACGCTGAAGCACTCGAAGGCATCATGGTGGCTGAAGACCGCCTCTACAAAAATGCTGCTGACTCGCTCGTGGGCATCGACAATGACTTGACAGTCATTTCGGGCACGCTCACACCGCTGACGCTGATGGAAGTCCGCAACCTCGTCGGACGTTGGGACCTCCCGGTTCCCCAGATGCTGATGGCAAGCGACATGTGGATCGATATCGTCGGCGACTCGACGTTCATCCAAGCAATCGAGCCTGTTGCTCGTCATGAGTTGATCATGACTGGCGAATTGGCTGTTCTGTACGGCATGAGCATCACATCTGATGCTTACCGCCACCCGGAACACCGCGTGATGAACCAAGGTGAGTTCTACGCGATCTCTGACCCGGTGACACACGGACAGTACACTGACCGTGGCGGCATCGAAACCGAAGTGCTCACGGGCGCAACGGAAAAGGTTGCTGGCAAGGGCTGGTGGATGTGGGAATCGTACTCCATGGTGATCGCGAACTCACGTTCGATCGCCAAGGGCATCCGGAAATAAGACGAGACCTGCAATTGGCGAGGCGCAGGGGCAACCCTCCCTCGCCTTTGTTTCGTTTGAACCGGAAACCTAAGGAGTGCCCACATGCAACGACAATACTCGATCGCTCTCGATCTCCTTCTGTCTTCCGTCTCCGCTTCTGTGAAGGGCAAGTACGAAAAGGCTGCAAAGCTGTTCGACGCTGCTCTACGCGCACCGGATCTCGCAAAGACACTATCTTCTCTGGACAGCGAGCAAGCGCAAGCTCTTGTTGCCCTGAAGGCCCGAAAGGCTGAGAAGGCAGGCGCGAAGCCCGAGGAAGTGAAGAAGGAAGAGATCGGCACTGCCGGTCAGCGCATGGCAGGGTTCTTAAAGACCCTACATGCTTCTCGTGAAGCTACGAAAGCCTCTGCTACAAAGGCAGATGACAAGAAGACAAAGCCGAAAGCTACTGCTTCTGCTACCGCTTCTACTTCGACAAAGAAGCCTGTGAAGGCTGACAAACAAGACGAGGAATTCGATTCTGTCATCGACAAGATGACTCAAGCGAATACTATCGATCAGATTCTCGATCCAAAGTTGGACCTGGTGGACGATGGCGATGACGACGGTGGTTGCGACCCCGGCGACGCCCCTCCGCGTCCTACCCCGGAAGTGAAGGCTGATGCAGATCCAAGTCCTGGCAACGGTGAGTCCTCACTGGACACCGACCAAGATGATCTGATGGACCTCGATCTGGACGATCTGACTGACTTGTCTGACGACGACTTCGGCGAAACGGCTGCATCTGATGAGGATGAAGACGACAAAGACGACAAAGACGACAAGGACAAGGACGCTGAGGAAGCTGCTTCCGACGACAAGGAAGATGACGATGGCGACAAGGACGACAAGAAGGCACCACCTTTCGAGAAGAAAGATGATGACTCTAAGTCCGACGACAAGAAAGATGATGGCGACAAGAAAGCGCCACCATTCGTCAAGAAAGATGATGACAAGGAAGAAAGCAAGTCGAAGCCAACAGCCAAGGCTGCTTTCACACGAACCATCTCCAACTTGACAGCGCTCGATCGCCTATCTGCTTTGACAGCCAGCATGGTCGACGGCACCATCAAGCAAAAGGTGAAAGCCTCTAGCAAGAAACCTATCGCCGACAAGGCCGCGAAGACCGCGTCGAAGAAGTAAGCACCGCAAGAACCCTCCAGCCTGAAAGGGCTGGGGTTCACACAAGGGCTACAGATGGACAATTCGCTGAATCCCATCGAGGACTTCATCAACACGGGACTGGCCGATCGCTTCTACAGAGTGTTCGCAGTCCCGTTGTTGTTTCTGTCATGAAAGAACTCTCAATAGTCTTAGGGGCTAAAGAGCTCCTACAAAAGATTGGGAACAATGCTCTCTGGAAAAGAATTGAAAAATTGGCGAACGAAACCTACAGCGAAAGTTCGTGGAATCGAACCGAAGCAGTACGTTGCGTGATACTCTTTCATTTAGGAGAAATCAAGCCGAAACCGTGTCCATCGTGTGGCACATTATTCTTCTGGGGTAAGCATTGTTCTTGGTCGTGTGCAAGCAGACACAATGCAATAGAGAAGGGTCTTGGTGGGCCATTGACTGAAGAGTCAAAGAAACGCCGTAAAGAGACTTGTCTCAAGAAGTATGGTGTTGAAAACCCCTCTCAACTTGAACGTGTTCAACGAAAGCGGAAGCAGACATGTGTCGAGAAATACGGATACGAGCATCCATTGCAGCATCCGGAAATTTTTCAGAAACAGGTCAAAAGTTGCTTCAAGAGGCAAGCCGTTGAATGTGTGGATGGAAAGACCAGAACGTTTCAAAGCAAGGATGAGGAAAG